CGTCACCGTTGGACATCTTTTTGACAGCCTTGCCAAAGCTGACCCTCGCTGCGTTCACAACCGACAGGTCGCTGCCCATCTTGTCTATTAGAGTTACGGTCACTAGCCTTGTCCTCTCTTCTTTTTCTTCATGCGTGCAAACGGCGAGCGTTTGTTCAGGCGTTTGGTTACGTTCAGTAGCCGAAGCTTCCTGCGCCGTCTGCGGGGCGGCTTTGGCTCATAGGTCTGTACACCAAACTTACTCTTCTTTGCCATCTTCCTCTTCCATCTGCTTGACGGCGTTGTTGATCTTCCAGAACGCAGAGGCGAGCTTAGAGTAGTCAGACATCCACATATCTCCCTCGCACTCCATTAGATTAGCGACAGGGCCACAGACCAGAGGTTTCAGCCGCATGATAAACTCCTCCGGCGTTACCTCCACGTTGTATTCCCAATACAGCATCGTGCCTTTAGCTTTAGATTTAGCCACAACTAGAACTCCTCTGTGTCTTCTGTTGGTTCCATACGTCCGGTGGTCTTGTCATAGAACAACTTACCGGCCAAGCCCACGTCGCCGGTATAACGGCACTTCAACACTCGCAGTGTCGTAGTGTTACTAACAACTGGATCGTCACTTTGCAAGTCTCTTTCCATAGCAATCACGGTGTCGCTGATCTGGGCGATGCCGTGCGAGCCCCGTAGGTGACCCAGGTTGATCTCCACGCCCTCTTCGTGCGAGCGGTCGCTGTTCAAGCGGCGCAGGTGAGTGACCAAGTGCAGAGTGCATCCGGTCTCTTCTGTGAGCTTCCTGAGCAGCGTCATGGTACGGTCGATGGCCTTGCGTTCGTCGGATATATCCATGCCACTGACCAAGATGCTCAAGTGATCGATGAAAATAATCCGACAATCCAGACCCTGCACCATGTATCTGACCCGACTCAGCAGGTCGTCGGTGCTCATCGAGCCAAAGTGGTCGTACAAGTAAACTCTCCCGGTACCTAAAGTAACGTCGAAGAATTTCTTGATCTGGTCTCGCGAATACTTGCTGAATACTTCGTTCAAATGCAAGCGGTCGTTCGCCTCCACGGCCATGATCCCGCGCCTTGTGCGGTCCACGCTCTCTTCCAAGGCGATGATTCCGATGTTGTGGTCGGTGTTCTTCAGGTAGTAGTGCTGCAATTCGCGCAGAACAGAAGACTTACCGACACCGGTACCAGCAGCCCACGTCACGATCTCTCGGCTACGGATACCCAAGGTTCGGTCCTGTAGCTTATCGAAGGGGAACGGGATGCTCTTGATGTTCTGATCGGCCCAGAGGCGGTCGTAGTCGTCGGCTCCGTTCTGGATGCCGCTGGGCGTGTAGGCTTTGGTGTTGGCCAAGTGCGCCAGGAACTCCTCGCCCAGACCACGCTTCGTGTACTCGCAAGCGTCTTTATGGTCTAGCTCCACGACAAAGGCTTTGCCGGGGCTGATGAGTTTAGCGCACCTGTCTGCTGCGTCGCGACCTTGCGGGTCATTGTCGAAGCAGATGAACACCCGGTCGAACTCTTCCAGCAGTTCGAGGTGATCCTTGAAGTCCCGCTCCGCGCTCTTGGCCCCGCTCTTGATAGACAGAACTGGGACAATGGTGTTACGGGTGGCGCTGGAGATGCTGGTAGCTTCAGCAGGGATACGGTTGGCCATCTGGAACGCGGCCATAGCGTCGGCCTCGCCCTCGGTTATGATGATGGTCTTGCTGCGCTGCTTGGCGGCTTTCTTCAGCGTCTGGTAGCCGTAGAGAGCACAACGTTGGAACTCTCCCTCGGTGATAAACTCTTTACCAGCGCGTCTGATCTTACCCCCGCGCTCGCCGTTGACGCCGTGGTAGGAAAAGACCACCGCCTGGTTCGTAACCGTCAGGTCATAGAAATCAGCAACGGCGGGAGAGATACGTCGATCTTCCCAGACATCCCCACCCTTGTTCAAGAGCAGGTCAGCCGGTCGATAGTCTTCGTAGTAAGCCACATTGTCACCTTCTTCTTTCTTCCAAGCTGAACAACTGAAACAATACGAATGTCCGTCGTCGTACTTAGCCAGCGCGTCGCTGGAGCCACACTCGGGACACGGCTTGTGTATCTCTACCGCTGTGCTGTCGGTCATTTCTCTGCCATCTCCCCTGCCAAAGCTGCGTAGCCGCAAATGTCCACGAAGCTGTCTCTGGCGTTTTCGGTCGAGTGCGCCAAGCGAGCCACCTTCAGCAGGATCATCAAGCAAGCGACATCTGTAGCTGTGATCTCGCGCGGTACACCGTCGTAGATGTAGGTGTTCCAGAAGTTGGCTATACGCTGGTGGTTCTCGTCTGCTGGCCCGTAGTCGCTCGCTCTATCGCCGTTGATCAGGGCCTTGGCTGTCTCCAGGATATCGTCACGCGATGACATTGGAGACCACCGTTACTAGGATCAAAGTTGTCACGATTGTCAGCATCACTGTCCTCTAGGTGTCTTCGTCGCCAATGTCGCGGCGATCAGTTGGGATAAGATCATCTAGATTGTCCTCTTCTGTCGGGTCAAACTCAAACGGAAACAGTGCTTCGCGTATCGCTGCGTTACAGACCCCACATATGTCGTCATAGGCGGGGCCTCGGTGGAGCGGTACGTCGCATATAGCGCACCGCACGTCAAGCTTCCTCTCTGGCCCTACGTTTGCTCAACATGTAGCTTCGTAGGTTCAGGATGGTATTGAGCCAGACGCCTAGCAGCACCGCTGCCTCGACGCCTAGCACAATGAGGTCAAAGTTGGTAACTGTACTCTGCATAGTTCCTGCCGTAGTCGTCCGTCTTGATGACGGTTTCTATGTTATGCCCAGCGTCTCTGAGTTCCTTGATCCTGGCCGCTAGGCGATAGACACCAAACACTCCCATGGCGTGGAGCGGAGTGATCTTACGTCCGCGCTTGAGGTGTTCGAGGATCAAGGTGTTCTGCGACTTTGCTGCTACTTTGGTCAATTTTGTCTCCAACGGTGGGTCATTATGGTACATAGTGTAAACAGTATAGTATTATACCCTCTACTGTTTCTCTCTATGTACCAATATTGTATATAGTACGCACCTCGGTCTTTTCAAGACCCTCAGTGTACTTTTTTTTGCATAGGCCCTATGTCCTCCTCGCATGGCTCCTGACTTAGGTAGTCTTTAAAGCCTTCGAGGGCCTCGATAGCGTAATAGAAGCTATCAACTTGGTTGATTAGACCCAATTCTATGTAGAACTCTACTGTCTCCGGGTCTAGGCCATGTGAGACCAAGGTGTACCACATAGTGGCCTCTTCGCCCTGCACTAGTTTAGTCTTGGGGTTATTCGCCATAGCGTTCACTCAAGCGTTCGTCGTAGGCCACAGAGTCCGCCAGGACCCGCTTGTGGTGCTCCTTGTCACAATCGGCGCAGTAGTAGATATCCGTGAAGTCCAGCGTGTAGATGTACTCCAAGGTGTCTCCGCAGTATCTGCATAGGTTCATCGGTCTTCCTCCCTGTAGATCACATAGACCACGACGCACAATATAGCGACAAATGTTCCCATTAAGATGATTTCACTTTCCAGCATAGTCTCTGTTCCTTTCTAGCCAACAGTCTGGGCATGTTGGGACACCGTGTTGCAAGATTGAAGCAGGTTTGTCACAGTGTTTACATTTAGGCAACAAGTGATCCGTGTTGTGTCTTGTATCTTGGGTCATAAAACCACTCCGGTCCGTTGTCTGGGCTTCCGTACCATTTGGAAAAGTAAGCTTTCTCTGAGACATAGTATAGGCGATAGCTGGTCACCTTGCAAGCGCGTTTGTACTGGTCTGGCATACAAGCGGGCGGTTCAGACCTGGTAGCGCTGCGCTTTATGTTCTTAGGCAGCAACAGCAGAGGTCTAAGCAAGCGCTCGGTTTTATGCACCTTTCCCCCGTATCTGAGCCTATACTCGTTACAGAGAGCGTTTAGGTGTTTCAGGCACCATAGGTACTCCAAAGCTCCCGAACGGCACCACACGGCGCTTGGATGGCTTTTATGGGTGCTTTTATACAGACCCAAGGTGTCAGCACGCTTGTCGCCGTCTAGTACCCGGTGCGCGGTGCTCAATAGTTGCGCTGTTTCAAGCGTCATCTTAACAATGTGCTTGTCGCATAGCATGTGAGCGGCAGTGGTGGGACAATTGTGTACATAGAAAATATTCACTTGGAACGTTCCTTTCTAGGTTGACGGAGTTGGAACAGGTCCACGTATGCTTGCAACTCTGGTTCAGACATGCAGTCTATGTAGGTCTCGATTACAGCATAGACCGCGTCTAGGTCCTCTCCTTTTGGGTTAGGTCCTCCGACAACTTCGAACACGTCGTCTATCACTAGCTCATAGTTACTCAGCATTGGTTTTCCCTTTCTCCACGATACGTGCAGCAATCAAGCGCTCCTGTTCTTCCGGCGTGTTCAGCCATTCGGACAGTTCAAGCGCTCTGATCATGTTTCGCAACGCCCAAGCGGGCTGGTTGCCTACTATCTTTTTCGCTTCGTCATAGGTCATGGGGGTTTTCCTTTCTGGTTCAAGATTGCACAAGATAGGGGAACCATAGCGGCTCCCCTAGTTTTTGCAATCTTAGTGTTTCGGGTATGAGATAAACGCAACCGATTTGTCCCAACATGCGCGGCAAGGTCCACAAGCGTTGCCACGGGTGCGCGCTTTGCACTCTAAGCCTTTAGGCGCGTTGCCTTTCGTGAACACTTGTGAACCGTGTTCCGCGCCCTTGGGCAATGCGCCGTCGAGCTTGCTAGCTGATACGCGAACGATAAGATTGTCTGGCAAAGCGCCGTTCTGAGCGCGCCAAGTTTTGACAATGTCGCGTTCTTGAGTTGGCAACCAATGGCGAACGTTCGGCGTCATGCGCGCCACGTTCACGATAGCGTCCAGCATATCAACCGATTGCAAATCGCCGCTATCGAACCAACGGTGGAAACCGTCGCGGTTATATCTGATAATCTGAAAAGCCATTGCCTGCGCCCATTGTTCGGGATCGGCGCGGTTGAACTTGTCCAAGTTAGCTTTCCAGCCTGCATCTACACTCGGACGCAACTTTTGTAGCTTCCGCGCGTAGCATGAGCGGCACGGCGTGCCTTCAATCTTGGCAAGCTTAGAGCCAGTCTTACAGGCGAACGCATCAATAGCGAACGTAGTGCCTGGCATCTTGGTATTGCCGCTGGATATGTTGCCAAGGGCTTTGGCGTCTTTCACTAGCATTGCATCTACTCCTTCCACAAGATTGTTAGCAACTGGTCTAACGCGACATATACGATAATCACGATTGCCGTGAGTGTAAACCAGAACATTGGCTTTCCTTTCTTCTAGCTTGCCAGCAAAAGGCGCGACCGCATGAGCCGCGCCCTTCACTTGGAAGCTATCCGCGCAATATTTCAACCACACGTCCTAGCTGATAATCCGAAAGCTTTAGCAAGCCGCGCAAGTTTGAATCATCCTCAAATTCAAGTTTGCGCCGCAACTGAAAGCCCGCCTTCTCGGTAGGATCATCATCCCCGAACACGTCGAAGCCTACAGGATATCTATCACCATTAGCCATAACTGATCCTTTCTGGTTTGTGGCCTACATAATATAGACGCATGAACAATGGTTTTCTTCCATTATTTTTCACATGCACACAATGACCACAACCGTGCCACAATCTCGCCCAGGTTTGTTCTACCTTTGTTCTCACGCTAGGATCGCCTGTGAGTGGCCTTAGAGACTTTTTAGGTACCTAGGCATATCAAAAAGCTAAACGCTCTACACGGGTCTTATATCGCCATATAGAGCTATATAGCTTTTTTCTATAACAAAACGCTTTCCTTATAATTCAACTGTATGACGTTTGAAACAACGTCACCTTTGCACACCTTCGCACACCTTAAAATTTTTCCAACTTTGCCAAACCTGGCACGATTGTTGCATAGCGCCCAACATTGTGCCACGTTTGCGAACGCGCAACATTGTTGCAACATTGGGCCAAGGTTGTGACAGGCTGGCGCAAAGTGCAGACCCCCCGCGTACAAAAAAATATACTCATGTTCTTTGCGTCCATTTTTGGGGAAAATTGGAAATCTTGCAAAATTCAAGCGATCACCATTGCCCTCTATTGCATCAAAATTTTAGGGGGAGGTGTCTTACAAACTTGTTGACAATGTTGTAACTACGCTGTATAATATGTACATGATGATCCAATACTTGGATTGTCTAAAATACATATTGGAGCAATACTGTTGCGTTACGCAGACTATATGAATCCGAAACCGCTCACCAAGCCTCTCACTGAAAAGGAAGAGGCTTTTATCATTGCATTGGTAGATAACAAGAAAGAGCCTCTGGACGCTTTTTACGACGCTGGTTACACAGGTGAGAACGAGTCGGTTAATAAAAATCGGTCTAAACGCATACAGCGCCATTTATGGCTACATATTGAGAAGCGCATCAAAGAGCGGGTCGGAGAGACGGCCACGCTCGCCCTGAACGTTCTAGAACAGCTAATGCGTGAAGCGGACAGCGAGAACGTCAGGCTAAACGCGGCCAGGGACATCCTGAGCCGCGCTGGCTACGATGCCGTCCAGAGGCAAGAGACGGTACTCAAGGAAGTCCATGAGCTATCTGAAGCGGAATTAGACGATCAGATCAAAGCGCTCATGGACGAACTTGGCGCAGAGGGAGACAACATTGTCCCCTTTGGCAAAGACGGTGGTAAGTAGAGTTGAACAAAGAGGACGTACTGGAGCTTCTGAAGGAACGTAAACGTCGGGACGAAGTAAACCGACTGAAGTTCTACAAGGCTTACGATTACCAGAAGAAGTTCCACGCCGAGGGCCTAGAGTGTCCTCAACGTATCTTGATGGCGGCTAACCGGGTAGGGAAGACCTTTTGCGGAGCCGCTGAGACCGCTTACCATATGACTGGTCTCTATCCCGATTGGTGGGAGGGGAGGCGTTTTGACAAGCCGGTGAGGGTCTGGGTGGCCGGTGAGTCTAATGATACGACGCGAGACATCATCCAGAAGGAACTATTCGGGTCTCCACAGGACCCTTCGATGCTAGGCAAAGGGGCTATTCCTAAAGACTGCATCGTGAACACAGTGCGTAAACCCGGAGTACCTAACGCTTTCAGTTCCGCTTTGGTGCGGCACGTCAGCGGGAACAATTCTCAGATTACCTTCAAGGCTTACGAGCAGGGGTTTGAGAAATTTATGGGCGAGGCCATAGACGTAGTCTGGCTGGACGAGGAACCGAGACAGGAGATTTTCTCCCAGTGCATTACCCGAACCGCCGATACAGACGGTATCGTGTATATGACATTTACCCCGGAACGCGGCATGACCAACGTGGTCTCGGCGTTTATGAACGAACTAAAGCCCGGACAGTCGATGACCACGGCGACCTGGGACGACGTAGAGCACCTAGACGAGAAGACAAAGGAGCAGTTACTAGCGGTATATAGCCCAGCAGAACGGGACATGCGCTCTAAGGGTATCCCGGTGTTTGGGTCTGGTTTGGTCTTTCCTATCGCTGAAGAAGATATCATCTGTGACGACTTTGAGATACCGTCTCACTACCTATGCCTCGCAGCCATTGACTTCGGATTTGACCACCCTACTGCTATTTCTTGGGTTGCACTAGACCCAGACGACGACGTGATCTACGTCTACGACGAGTATCGGAGAAGTAAAGAAACACCGCTGACCCACGCGGCAGTGCTGAACTCCAGAACGCCAGGGATGCCCGTAGCCTTCCCGCACGACGGTTTGCAGCACGACAAAGGCAGCGGAGTACAGTTAGCGCAGCAGTACAGAGACCTCGGTGTCTATATGCTGGCAGAACATTTTAGCAACCCTCCAGCAGACGGAGCAAGTCGTGGCAATAACTCGATTGAAGCAGGTCTTAGCGAAATGCTACAGCGGTTTGAAACAGGCCGCTTGCAAGTGTTTAAGTCTTGCGTCGAAACTATGGAAGAGCTTCGTCTCTACCATCGAAAAAATGGCAAAGTGGTTCCGATCAAAGACGACCTCGTAAGCGCCATGCGCTACGCTGTGCTCTCGGTAGAGCGTTTTGGAGAAAAGCAGCGTAACAAAACGTCGTACCGTAAGTACAACTTTGACTCCAAAATTGAATACAACTCACCGGGAATTGTCTGATATGCCAAACGATAAACCGTTAAAAATTTTTTCTAAGTCTGGAAAACGTCTAAAAGACGAAGAAAAACGCATGAATGAGATGAATAAAAGCATGGAAGAAGCGGCTAGAGACTATCTCAGTGGTTTTCCTAGAGGCTTTATGCGCGATGTTTCTGGTGTGTTTGATTCGGACGAACGCCTTGTCAACAAAGCTGCTAAGGCAAAATTAAAGGAAGACCGCCGTAAAATTCGCAAACGAGTGTATGGTGACTAATGCCAGTTAGAAAGGTCAAAGGTGGGTATCGTTGGGGAAGTAAAGGCAAGCTCTACAAAACTCGCGCAGGGGCAGAACGTCAAGCTAGAGCAGCGTATGCCAGCGGATATGGTCAAAAACGCAAAGGCAAAGGGAAGGCGTAAGCATGGCAAAGCAAGGTCTCTACGCGAACATCAACAAGCGGAAGCGCAAAGGTATCTCCCGGAGCAAGAAGAAAAGCACGATCTCTCCTAAAGCCTATGCAAATATGAAAGCAGGCTTTCCCAAGAAGAAGAAGAAGTCCTGAGCATGGCGACTTACCTAGACGATCAAGAAATCATCTCTATCGTTGACAGCGAGATCAACGGTAGCTCGACGTTTCTCGACTCTGAGATCAGTTCTCAGCGCGAGAAGTCTATGGAATACTTCTACGGAGAGCCCTTTGGCAACGAAGAGGACGGTCGTTCGCAGGTAGTTGTCACCGACGTTCAGGACACCCTGATGTGGATGATGCCGTCGCTGATGCGCGTCTTTACCGCCGGAGACCGCGTTGTCCGCTTTGTCCCAGAGGGTCCAGAAGACGTAGACGTAGCAGAACAGGCTACCAAGTATGTAAACCATGTGTTCTACAAGCAGAACGACGGTTTCATGGTCCTGTACAACTTCTTCCTCGACGCGCTGATGCAGAAGGTCGGCGTGGTCAAGCACTACTGGGAAGACATCGAGCGGACCACCACCGAAAGCTACGAGAACCTAACCGACGCCGAGTACAACCTGCTGTTGCAGGACGAAGACCTAGACCTGCAAGAGCACACCGAGACCATCAAGCCCAAAGAGGTCATGGACCCTATGACGGGTCAGATGGTGATGATCGAAGAAATTATCCACGACGCTGTGTTCACCCGCACCGCCTTTGAGGGCAAGGTCAGCGTCGAGAACGTACCGCCGGAAGAGTTCCTGATCAACCGAGGAGCAAAGACCCTCAAAGACGCTCGCTTCATCTGCCACCGCTCGCACAAGACCAAGAGCGAACTGCTGGCGATGGGTTTTGACCCAGAGGACATAGATGATTTACCCGCATATGTGGGAGGCGCTGACGACATCACCACCAGCCAAGAATACATGGCCCGTCACGCCTACGACTCGACCGATGTGTATCCTAACCAGGCTGCTGAAGACGCTGAGGCTATCGTACAGGTCTATGAGTCATACTTGAAGCTGGAAGTGGAAGAAGACGGTCCCAGCGTCCTGCACAAGGTAACCCACGCTGGTAACATCATCCTTGACCTAGAGCCTGTCGATACGCTGCCGTTTAGCACAATCTGCCCCATTCCGATCCCTCACAAGTTCTACGGGCTGTCGGTCGCTGAGACGGTACAGGATATCCAGCTAATTCGTTCCACTTTGACCCGTAATCTCTTGGATAATATGTATCTGGCAAACAACGGGCGGTTCCAAGTTGTCGAAGGTCAGGTAAACATTGACGACTTGCTGACCAATCGACCGGGCGGTATCGTGCGTACCCGTTCGCCCAACGCGCTACAGCCGATCCAGACACCCAGCCTCCAGCCGTATAGTTTCCAGATGCTGGACTATTGGGACCAGATCAGAACCGGACGTACCGGGGTCAATCCGCAGACGCAGGGGCTATCTGCCGACGTTCTCAAGTCTCACGTCACCGCAGGAGCCGTTCAGGGCGCTCTCAGCAACGCTCAGGGCCGCGTAGAGCTTATAGCCCGTATCTTTGCCGAAACCGGCGTCAGGGACCTGTTTAAGGCCCTTTATAACCTAGTCCAGCGCTACGAAGACCGTAAGAAAATCATCCGGGTACAGAACCAGTATTTTGAAATTGACCCGTCTAGCTGGCGCGAAGACATGGACGTGGACATCGAGGTGGGTATCGGCTACGGCGATCAGGACATCCGCATGAACAACCTGTCCACCTATGCAGGTTTGATCGAAAAGGTGGCCAACCAGGTTCCGGGCATCGTCGATCCCATGAATGTCTATAACCTGATGCGCGAGATCGCAGACGAGATGGGTATCAAAAACGTCGATAGCTTTATCTCTCCGCCCTCTACCGAACCGCCGCCGCCGTCTATGCAGGAACAGGCTCTACAGGCGCAGGCTCAAGCTGTTCTCATGGAGGCTCAAGCGTCTCAAGCCGAAGCACAGGTCAAGGCCAAGGAACTTGAGATCAAAGCCGCCAAGCTCGAACTCGACCGCTTGGAGATCGAGCATAACATGGCTCTCAAACGCGAAGAACTTAAACTCAAGGGTGTCGAACTGGGCTACGAGATGGCCTCGGGACAAAACGTTAAAGCTAACTAGGAACAGGAACTATGGCTTATCAAAACACCAGCGCCTCTCGCATCATCAGCAGCGAGAACATTTCTTCCACAGGGACCAGCGCCCAGAGCGGACGTGCTCCCTTTGGCTGCACCGTGGTTCGCATTGCCACCAGCGCAGCGGTAAACATCGTAATCGGGCCTAACCCAACTGCCACGGCAGCGGGTACGCGCATTGACCCGGCTGATGCAGCTTACTTTGTGATCAAGGGTGATACCGACCCCAGTGCCACAGATGGAGAAAAGATTGCTAGCATTGGAACG